CATCGATCGACGAACAAGTTTTGAAGTCGAAAGACGTCAACGATGCCAGCCAGGAGCCGAATGGCGATGACGCGAATGACGCTGTTGACGATGCGCGATAATGCTATGCGGCATTGTGGCGATTGCGTCCGGTGACCTTGCGCAACGGCTTCAGGCTTCCCCGCGCAACCCGCTGAATACAGAGCGACAGCATTGCCGCTTGTTGCGGTAGTGGCATCTGGCGATCAAACCAGACATCCAAGCCGCGCATATAGAATCCGTCGCGAGCGCGCATGTGGAGGCGTAGCCCCAAGCGACGTGCTGAAAAGTACAAATGGTCGCTCGATCTGCTCGAAGTCTTGGCACGCGGGGCGGTCATGCTGCGAAGTATCGCGGATCTCGGACGTTCCTCAGCAATGTACGTTTTCGGCTCCCCGCACTTTGGCGTGAACTAGTGTGGTCGGATCGTAATTAGACGGGTGCTTTTGGGTGGCCGTTTACGCCAAGTTCGGCCCATTTTGGGTGTGCTGCCTTCGGCATCCCAAGGCGGGTGCTCGGTCATGATGAACGTCATTGACGTTGCCAATCGTCAATGACACCATGGGCACGTGCCAGCTCGCTACGAGGACAAAGACGGCCTCGACGCGCCGTTCAGCAAGGCGTGGGACGCTGCGATCCGCGAGGACAAGATCCGTCAGGATGATGCGCGGCGTCGCCTGCACGACTACGCGGTGTTCACGCTGTGCCTTGGCCGCACAACGACGGCTTGGGAGCGAGCAGCCTACGACGCGCTGATCGAGCTTCATGCAGCCGGGCTCTTGCCCGAACGACTCGCATGGAAAGCGCCATGATCGGCTGCCCTCACGACGCGCCGCTCTGCGATGAGTGCGACGACGTCGGCTTCGTCGTCGACCCGCGCTCTGCAGATGAGGACGGTGTGCCGGATCTGCTGCCGTGCCCGCGCAACTGCGGCGCGAGTGAGGGTCATATGGTTCGAGGTTTGGACCAGTGGAAGTGCACCGTGCCCGTGGACGACCGCGAGCTCGAGGCCGAGCGAGCCGCGGCACTGGATGAGCTGGCCGAGGGCGAGCGCGACGTGCCGCGCGTCCAGCCGCTCGGCCCGGTGAGCGGGCCACTGGAAGAGGACGACATCCAATGGTGAACCCGCAACTCGAGTGCGAGGAGTACCCCGGCGAGCTGCGCGAGCTGCGCGCGGTGCTGGCCGCGATCGCAAAGCGCGGCTGCCTCGAGTGCCAGCTCCGCGCCTCGGTGGCCGCGGTGGTCGCCAAGCAGCCGCCGGCTGAGCATCCGCTGCTGGCGCTGAACTGTTCGGAGCATCGCTCATGGTGACGCGCTTGCCCGTGATCACCTCGAGCGAGCAGCGCACCTTTCGGCGCTGCGCTCGCGAGCACTACCACACCTACGTGCTTGGCTACCGCACGCTGCACAAGGCCGAGGCACTGCGCTTTGGCACGCTCATGCACGCCGGCCTCGAAGCCTGGTGGCGCGCGCCCAGCAACCGCCTCTCGGCCGCGCTCGACGCCATGACGCCTGTGGCCGAGGACGAGTTCGACCTGGTGCGCGCCGGCGTGCTCCTGCAGGGCTACGACGCCCGCTGGCACGCCGAGGATCTCGAGGTGCTGGGCGTCGAGCTCGAGTTCCGGGCGCCCTTGCTCAACCCCAAGACCGGCGCTGCGAGCCGCACCTACGAGATCGCCGGCAAGCTCGATGCGCTGGTGCGTAAGCTCGACGATGGACTCGTCTACATCGTCGAGCACAAAACTACCTCGGAGGATATCGGGGCCGGTTCCCAGTACTGGCGGCGGCTCACTCTGGACCCGCAGATCTCGCAGTACTACGCCGGCGCCAAGGCGCTGGGCCACGACGTCGCCGGCTGCCTCTACGACGTGCTCGGCAAGCCCGCCATTCGTCCGCAGCGGGCCACACCGGAAGAGTGCCGCCGGTACACCAAGGCCGGTCTGCTCTACGCCAACCAGCGGGAGCAAGACGAGACTGCCGACGAGTACCGCGCCCGCCTGGTCGAACTCATCGCCGAGCAGCCCGATCGCTTCTACCAGCGCGGTACGGTGGTGCGCCTGGAGGATGAGGAGCGCGACGCGGCGTTCGACACCTGGCAAACCGCGCGCCTGATTCGCGAAGCCGAGCTCGCCAAGCGTCATCCCAGGAACCCGGATGCCTGCTCCCGATACGGCCGCACGTGCGAGTTCTTCGGGGTGTGCACCGGCACCGAGTCGCTCACCGACACCACCCGGTTCCGGCACGTCGAGGACGTCCACGAGGAGCTCAGCCCGGACACCAAAGCCGCCTAAAGTTCGTGCGCCAGTTCGGCGCGCGCTGTCGAAAGAGGAGACAGAATGCAGAACGCAGCAGCACCGAAACAAGATTCCACTCCCAAGACCGCCCCCAAGCGCATGAGCCTTGTCGGGGTGGTTCAGGGCCGAGTGCAAAAGCCCATCCGCGCCCTAGTGTGGGGCGTCGAGGGCATCGGAAAGAGCACCTTCGGGAGCAATGCCCCGTCACCGATCTTCCTCGGTGCGGAGGACGGCACGACCGAGCTCGATGTCGCGCGCTTCCCGGAGCCCACAAACTGGCAGCACGTTTTTGACGCAATCGCCGAGCTCACCACCGCCGAGCACAGCTACCGCACGCTGGTGCTCGACACCCTGGACTGGCTCGAGCCGCTCAACTGGGAGCACGTCTGCGCCAAGGGGGACGGCCGTGGCAAACGCATCGCGTCCATCGAGGACTTCGGCTACGGCAAGGGCTACGCGGCTGCGCTCGACGAGTGGCGTCGTGTGCTCGCCGCGATCGAGCGCCTGCGCAACACACGAAACATGCACGTCGTGCTCCTGGCGCACGGCTGGATCAAGCCGTTCAAGAACCCGGACGGCCCCGACTACGACAGGCACGAGCTCAAGCTCCACCCCAAGGCCGGCGGCCTGCTCAAGGAGTGGTGCGATGCCGTCTTGTTCGCGAACTACGAGACCTTGACGCACGAGAACAATGGCCGTCACAAGGGTATCTCGACCGGCGCCCGCGTCCTGCATACGCAGAGGCGCGCGGCCTTCGACGCCAAGAACCGCTACGACTTGCCCGAAACGCTCCCGCTCGACTGGGAAGCGTTCGCCGAGGCGGTCGCCGCCCACCGCCCCGCGGACCCGAACCAGCTCAAGGCGCGCATCTCCACGCTGCTCGAGCTGGCTGACGCCGAGACCCGCACCAAGGTCACCGCCGCACTCGCCAAGGTGGGCGACGACGCCGCCCAGCTCGCACGCATCGCAGACAAGCTCGCAGCCACCGTCAACATCAAGGAGAACTCATGATCCCTGCAGGCATCTATCGCGCGCGCGCAGTCGAAGGCGCCCTCGGCCGCACGTCCAAGGGCACCGAGCAAGTCGCCCTTCAGTTCACCGTAGTCGAGGGCGAGCAAAAGGGCTCGTCCATCACCTGGTACGGCTATTTCAGCGAAAAAACCCTCGAACGCACGCTCGAGTCCCTCGAGTACTGCGGCTGGGAGGGCGACGACCTGAGCGATCTCACCGGGATCGACCGGAACGAAGTTTCGATCGTGGTGGAGCACGAGCAGGACGACCAGGGCGAAGTCCGCGCCCGCGTCCGTTGGATCAACTCGGGTGGCGGCATCGCCATGAAGGAGCGCATGGACGAGTCGGACGCGAAGGCGTTCGCCCAGCGCATGCGCGGCGCCGTGCTCGGCCGTCGAGCGGGCAAGCCCACGCACGCCCAGGGCGGCGCCCAGCAGCGTCAGACACGGCAGTCGCAGCAACGGCCGCAGCAAGCCCCACCCCCCACCGACGACGACATCCCGTTCTGAGCGAGGGCTGGCCATGAGCGACACCACGCGCCCGAAGTTCTACAACCTCGTCGGCCACGGCGGCGAAGTCGTCCCGGACATGCTGTGCTGCGAGGGCTGCGGGTATGGGGTGTGCTCGTGCCCTTCTGAGCCGCCCGACGACGAGCCCTACGGCTGCGTGAACCGGCAGATCTCGAGCCCACGAGAGTGCGTCGAGAGTGGGCACTACTGGTGCGACGCGTTCAAGTCCAAGCCGGCAAGAGGTGAGCCGTGACTGAGCCCACGAGCCCGGTCTGCACGGCGTGCGGAGTCGAGTGGTTCCACCACGGCGGCATGCCGCACGACTTCGAGTACCAGCCAGTGCCAGCCGCGACGGCGGCCCGCGACATGGCCGCGGACATCGACGACCTCTCGCGGGACTACACCGAAGAGATCGAAGCGCACCGCTTGACCCGTGAGCGTGCCGAGAAGGCGGAGGCGGAGCGGGACAAATGGGAGCGGCGAAACTCGGACCACGCTGCCAAGTATCTGGACGTCCTTCGCGAACGCGACACGCTGGCGCAGCGCATCAGCGATCTGACGGGCGAGGTCGAGGAAGCGGAGGCGCGGCTCGCGGAGCTGGTGCTCGAGGCGAACGACATGCTGCGCTACGTGGAGAACGCCGACGACTACCAGGAAGCGCGGCTGGCGACTCGACGCTTCCGCAAGAAGCTGCGCGATATCGAAGGGGGCGAGCATGGCTGAGCCGTACAGCGACAAGGAGTTGGCGACCGTGTTGCGTCTCCTCGACGAGAACGGCGCTACCCAGAACGCCGCGACCATCCGCCGCCTCCAACGCGAACGCGACAAGGCGCGGCACGTGGCCAAGGTGCTAGCCGGCCCGGCGAAGCACCTGAAGGTTCTCGGACACGACCTGATGCCGGACGAGCTCAAGGCGATCCACGCCGCCATGGCCTACCCGGGGCGCGAGCCATGACGTACTCGGCGAAGGACTTGAGCAAGGCGTGGGAATACACGTTTGAAGGCATGGTCAACTTCCAGACGGTGGAGGACCTCGCCCAACTCATTGCCACCGTGCGACGCGACGCGCTTGAAGAGGCGGCGGTGTCGGTTGAGCGGTTCGACGAGCAGGCGGTCAACGAGCAGTTCATAGCGTCGCGCAAGCACATGGCTCGACGCATCCGCGCGCTGAAGGACGGTGCCCCATGAGCTCATGCTCGTCCTGCCATCAGCGCATCCTGTGGGCCAAGACCACCCGCGGCGAAAACATCCCGCTCAACCCCGAGCCCATCGTCGGCGGCAACCTCGACTTCGTGGACGGCGTCGTGCGCTACGTCCAGCCCAGCGGCGGGGTGAAGCTGTACACCAGTCACTTCGCGAGTTGCCCATGCGCGGACGCGCACCGCAAGGAGCGGCGGCGATGACGATCTACGCAT